GTACAGTTACTTCTGGTACTTGGCAAGGTAACGTTATTGCTAATATTTACACCACTGCAAATAGCTCTAATGGTGCTTCCACTATTGTGGCTCGTGATGCTAATGGTTCGTTTACCGCTAACGTAGGTACTTTTACTTCTATCTCAGGCAACGGTATAGCACTTACTGCAATCAACGCCTCAAACATATCCAGTGGAACCATAGCAAATGCAAGAACAACCGCAAGTTCTGCTAATGGCGCTTCAACCATAGTTTTGCGTGATGCTTCAGGAGATTTTGAAGTTGACGGTATCACAGCCAACTGGTTCACGGGTAATGGCGCAAACATATCAGCTATCAACGCTTCTAACGTTTCTTCAGGAACTTTAAGCGCAACTCGTGGCGGTACTGGATCTGCTAACTTAACAGCGGAAAACGTTATTCTTGGTAATGGTGCAAGTGCCGTTAAAGTAGTAGCCCCAGGCACAGCTAATAACGTATTAACATCTAACGGAACTACTTGGATTTCACAAGCTGCTGGAGGTGGGTTTGCTTCTGGCACGGTTATGTTGTTTGCGCAAACTTCTGCGCCGACTGGATGGACTAAAAACACATCTACGGGCGACAACTCAGCCCTGCGTGTAACAACAGGCGCAGCAAGTACAGGTGGATCGGTAGCGTTTACTACAGCATTTGCAAGTCAAACCCCAACCGGTTCGGTAAGTATTACAGCAGTTAGTGGTAGTGCTGGAGCTACAACGCTTTCTACCCCACAAATTCCTAGTCATACCCATAGCTATCTGTATAGGGGTGGTGCTCCAGGCGGTCAAACTGGTTCTAATTTTGATACTGCGAGTACAAGTACAGGTGCTACAGGTGGTGGCGGTTCGCATACCCACCCATTTAGTTTCTCAAGTGGTTCTGGTACATTTAGCGGCAATGCAATTAATCTTGCGGTTCAATATATTGACGTAATTCGTGCAACTAAGGATTAATAATGGGAACACTTAAAAACGGAACATTTTGCCCACTAATCAAAAAAGACTGTGTGGGGCTTACTTGTGCTTGGTATACCCGTGTACAAGGTTACGATATGAATAGTGGTTCTCAAGTAGACAGCTATGAATGTGCTATTGCTTGGATGCCAATGCTGCTTATTGAAAATTCTGGACAACAAAGACAAACTGGAGCGGCGGTAGAGTCGTTTAGAAATGAAATGGTTAAAGCTAACGAAGTAAATACCCAACTAATTTTAGCGGCTGCTTCTGGCGAAACACAACAACCCAAATTACTTAGGAGTATTGAAGAATGAAATTAACTATTATCCCTGTTGATGGAACTGTTAATAAAGATGGTTTAGCGTATCTTAAGCTTGATCTTAGCTCTTGTGGTATACCTGCAGATGTTCACGCTTTTCAGTGGGAAGAAAACGAACCCAATAAAGGGCACATTGAATTTAAATCTCCTTTAATACAAAACCAAGACGTTACTGAGTTACCAGATTGGGTAAATGCTTGTTTAGTTAAATGGGATGAAGCCAAAGCCGCTGAAGAGGCTGCCAAACAAGCAGCGCAGCAAACGGGGCAGTAATTGAACGTACAGCTTGAGCAAAACAATTTTTTATTTGTTCCTAACTTTATTAGTCAGGAACGTGCTCAAGCTTTAAATGATTGGTTGCTATTAGAAAAAAATGCTGGTCGTCTTATTGATGACCCAAGAAGTAATTATGGATTATTTGGTAAAGCATACCAAGATGCGGTTCCTTTTTTAGAATTACTTTGTGAAAAAAGAAACGAAGTAAGTAGTTTAGTTGGAGAATCAGTCTTGCCAACATATTCTTTTTGCATAATTTACGGCCCAGAAAGCCAACTTATACGGCATTTAGACAGACCAGCTTGTGAAATTAGCCTAACTGTGCATCTTGGTGGTGATACAAAATGGCCTATATTTATTAAAAAACCTTCTGGTGAAGAGGTACCGTTTGAATTAAATCCTGGTGATGCAGTTGTTTATCTTGGTTGCACTGCCGAACATTGGCGTGAAAAATTTACTGGACAATATTACAGCCAAGTATTTTTGCATTATGTTCGTAGTCGTGGCCCAAACGCATGGGCTTATTTTGATAAAAGGAGTTAGTCATGGCATTAGATGTAAAAATTGGATGTGTAGCAAACCTGTATAGCCGTATGATGCATTTTCAAAAAGCTGGAGATACAGAACACACTCATACACATCAATTTGACCATCTAACATTACTTGCTGCTGGTTCTGTTAAATGCGTAGTTAATGATAAAGAAACTATATTTAAAGCACCACACATGATTTTTATTAAAAAAGATGAAGAACATGCTTTTACCGCTTTAGAAGATAATACTGTTGCCTATTGCATACATGCTATGCGTGTGGGAGAACGTATTGAGGATATAGCCGACCCCTCTATGTTTCCTGATGGTGTGATGATTCCTTATGAGGTTTGCCACTGGTGGAGTCCTCCAGAAAACTATAACGGTCAAAATCCCAATGTAGTAAAAAATCCAAGTACAGAATCAACAGGAAATATTGAAGTAACAAAAACATAAATGAAAACGTTGCTAGACCACATTGTAATTATCGAAAACGCAGTTACTTATGCGTTGTGCGATGCTGTGCTAAATGAATATAAAAATTGCGCAGATTGGATTCCAGCTATTACAGCTGAGGGTAGATCTGATGCGCAAAGACAATGCTCAAATATTGGGATTTCTTTTAAGCAAATTATTGAAAAAAATCAAAAAATAAGAAAAGATTTAGATTCGTATCTATATGTTTCCGCTGCTAATGCAATAAAACAATATAGAGAAAAATATCCCAAATGTGGCATTAAAGAAGATACTGGGTATGATTTATTAAAATATGAAGTTGGGCAATTTTATACAACTCATACAGATTCATTTAAAGACCGCCCCCGTGCGGTATCTTGCTCATTTGCCTTAAACGATGATTACGAAGGCGGAGAGTTTGCGTTTTTTGATCGTGAATTGGTATATAAATTAAAAAAAGGAGATGCTCTAATGTTTCCTTCAAACTTTATGTACCCCCATGAGATAATGCCTGTAACTAGTGGTATACGGTATTCTATTGTGACTTGGTTTGTATAGGATAAATCATGACTTTTGGTTTTTCGCCCTATGCTGGTGCCCCGTTTGCTGATACAGGTGAAGCAACTATTGGTATTTCAGTTCAGCTTACCGGGGTTTCGGCTGTTGGTCAAGTTGGCACGGTTGCTGTAGTTGAAAGTGTTGCGCTTGCGCTCACGGGGGTAAATGCTGTTGGTCAAATCGGTAATGTAACGATTGCAGCGGATGGTAATGTTGTACCAATAGGTGTAAATGCAATAGGTGTAATTGGAAACGTTTCAATAGTTGAAAGCGTTACGCTTGTACTAACGGGTGTTTATGCAGTAGGGCGTTTAGGTAATGTAGATGCACAAGCTGGTGGTAATGCCAACGTAACAGGCGTTTATGCAGTTGGTAGGGTTGGTACCGTTACAGCAAATGCTGATTCTATAGTTGATTTGACTGGTGTACGCACCGTTGTTAGACTTAATAAACAAAATGTATGGGGCCTGGTAGATGTAGATCAGACACCAAATTGGACAGAAGTATTAGCAGCATAAGGATAAATTATGGCAAGTACATATTCACCAAGTTTAAAGCTAACCCTAATGGGGGATGGCGACCAAGCGGGTCTTTGGGGTCAAACGACCAATACCAACCTAGGTACTTTGCTTGAACAGGCTATTACTGGCGTTACTTCAATTGTCATGTCAGATGCTAACTACACATTAATTAGCCTTAATGGGGTAACAGATGAGGCTAGAAATGCGGTTTTAGTAGTTACTGGAGTGAATAATGCAGTTAGAGATTTAATCCCTCCAGTCGTTAAAAAACTGTACATTATTGCAAATAATACAACAGGTGGTTATGGGATACGTGTTATTGGTGCTACTGGTACTGGAATAACTATACCCAATGGTGCTACTCAAATTGTTTATTGTGATGGAACTAATTTTGTTGCAGCGGGTGGCGCTTTTGTAAACGGTACAGTTTTAGGAGTTACTAGTGGGGGTACAGGACTATCAACACTTACTGCTAATAGCGTAATGCTTGGTAATGGTACTTCGAGCCCTACTTTTGTAGCTCCAGGGACTGCTGGTAATATATTGACGTCTAATGGCACTACTTGGGCTTCAGTTGCTATTGGTGGAGATGGTTTTGCATCTGGCACTAGAATGACGTTTAATCAAACCAATGCACCAACAGGTTGGACTAAAAGTACTAGTGTAGATGATGCAGCCTTTAGATTGGTTAGTGGAAGTGTTGGTTCTGGTGGTTCGGCAAATTTTTCAACAGCATTTGTCTCTCAAGCTGTTACGATAACCGCAGTTAGTGGTAGTGCTGGAGCTACAACACTATCTACTCCTCAAATTCCTAGCCATAGTCACACTTCAGGGACTTTTGGAGCGGGTTTTAATGGAGGTGGTACACCTTACTTAAATGCGGCTGGTAGTGGCAACACAGGTAATACTGGTGGCGGTGGTTCGCATACCCACCCATTTAGTTTTTCAAATGCTACTGCTAATGCAATTGATCTTGCTGTTAAATATGTTGATTTGATTATTGCTCAGAAAAATTAAGGGTTAATATGATTAAAACTATTCAAGACGAATTAGTTGGCTCTGAATTTAAGCCACGCCATACCATTGAAATCTACTGCCCTAACTGTGGGTACGACGTTTCTGAGGCTGAGTTAGCTGCCAA